CGAAACATTCAGCGAAAGCAAGTTCGAATACTACTAAAGTATTCTACTGCATAAATCTGTTGTCTAGGCTCCTTCGTAATAAGGTATTACAAAGTAATGTCCAGGTACCCCTGGTTGCTGGTAAATTAGCTGATAAGCTAAAACTAGCTGAAGCTCGGTATGATTGTTTTGCAACAATCTGCCGTGCCACAGGGTGGACATTAGAGCGGGTAGGGAAACATAGTGTTATTATAACACCAAATAAGTGCCAGCCACATTACCAATGTGGGAGTCTTATTGGAACATCCAAAGTTCCTTGTTTTCCTGATTACACCTCTTCAGCGCTGCAATTAGCAGCGGGAATTATAGAAATATTTTGTGACAATAGTCCAAATTTTCTTGAAGTCCATAGTACTGAAAGTGTAGTTAGTGTTTTGCGTCCAATTTTTGAGTGTGACTCATATGATCAATACATAGATCTTATGAAATTTTCTCTTACTTATTGGCACGCAAGGAGTCTCGTTGGTGTGTATGATGGCGAAGTGATTCGTCAATCTATACCTGTCGAACCAGAATTTTTACTTTCTAAAGGTAAAGTCTGGAATCGTCTCCTTTTTTCGGGCAGTGTTCGTCGCTTTATATCGAATCGTATGATAAGATATAGATGTAAACGTTCACAACACCTCTTCTGGTCGTTAGCGCAAGCCAAACGTGCCATGGAGGTGGTACCTGCATCCTTTGTTCGTAAGGCGCTTATTAAGCACCGTAGAGCGATGGATACACCCGCAGGTCCTTCCTCACCACTTTTTGTTAGTTCTCTGACTGACAAGCTTAACTCTATATTCACTGGTATCAAACTCAAGAAGTATGATACGGTAGCTGAATTTTCGGGTAATGCTTGCTGGGAACAATCTAGAGCAAATGGTGGTGCGAAAGGGTACCTCCTTCATGATCATATGAAGGAAGGTAAAACTGGCAATGATGAATTGTTAGGCATGTCGTATGACCCTATCAACGGATTGACTGAAACGCGTGGACTTTATTGTCCAACTTTTCAAGATTTGGTTGAAGGCGAGGAGCGTCGATTAGTATCGATTCCCGAGGGCACCTATAAAGGTTGCTCTGCTATGACATACCCCGTATGTGAGCCTGCTAAGGTTCGTGTTATCACTAAAGGTAACGCGTATCCTTATGCAATAGCTAAACAGCTCCAATTGGCGATGCATGGACATTTAAAAAGGTCCAAGCAATTTAGCTTAATTGGAGAATCTGTTACTAACATGCGGTCAGTAGAATGGTTAAATGAAGTCAGCCCTCGAGGGTGCTGGGTTTCAGGTGACTATTCTGCTGCTACTGATCTCATCAAGATTGAACTTACTAAACTTTGCTTTGAAATAATCCTTAAAAAGATTAATCTTAGTCCGGAATATGAGGCCATTGTGCGTAGAGTTATCTACGAACACAACGTCCATTACCCAAAGTCTTGTGGAGTTGAATTTTGTCAGTGTGCAGAAATTCCGTCTGCGATGCAGAAGAATGGTCAGCTTATGGGAAGTGTTCTTTCATTTCCTATTTTATGTGCAATAAATCTCGCGACTTATTGGCATGCTGTCCATCCTACTGTCAAGGACTGGCGTAAACTACCAGTACTTGTTAATGGTGATGATATTCTTTTTCGGTGTAAACCTACTGAGTATCAGACATGGTTCAAGACAATTCCAGAGGCCGGTTTCGTACCTAGCCCCGGGAAAAACTTCTTCCACCCCCGTTTTTTCACTATTAATTCACAGCTCTTCGAATCCTCTTCCAAAGGATTGACGAAGATCCCTTTTTTCAACGTAGGACTGCTTTATGGACAGTCGAAGGTTGGAGCTAGGGAGGAAGCTCTTGAGAAGCCTGTATTTTCATTATATAATGATTGTATGCAGGGCGCTTTAAATCCAAAGCGTGCCTCTTCTCGTTTTCTTTCTCTTAATCGAGCAGCGTTAGAGCGTGCTTCAACTCATAATCAAATGAGGTTGAACTACTTTATAGCGCCGGAACTTGGAGGTTTGGGTATGACCCCACCTAAAGGTTCGGAGATTAATAGAGCGTTTTTATGCACCGAAGGTGATTCACAAATCAAGATTAGTCTACAGCAAGAAGCTCTAGCTACTAGTCTTTATGATAAGTGGACCACATGGTATACAAAAGCCCCGAGCAAACCTGCTGGTAAGCCAACTGAAGAGTTGGATCTTAACGCTTGTATTGATTTCGACACACCGGTGGAACCGGTGGTTGATAGTAGTGGTAATAATTGTTACTGTTCTTGCGAGGATGGTGTCACATGCGAATGTGGCTGTCATCTTCATGATATCATTTCTGATATTAACAAACAGTATGGATTATCTACAATATCAACTCAATACACGAAGCGAGGTCGAAAGACCCCAGATTGGGTTTGCGAAAAAGGTATTAAACATCAACGTATTTTATCAGAAAACGAACACGACATATATAGGGAAAATCTTATTCCTTATGTATCGGATTCTAAACGATATATTAATTCAAAATTTGATCCGCTCAGCGATGCTGATATGCGGGTATTAAACTGGAAATGGGAGCTACCCAGACCTTCAGTTAAAGAGTCAAATCTCAATAAATATAGTGTTCGTAAACTGTGTAAAGTTAAGTTTATAGAATGTGTTTCTTCAATTAATGGTTTTATGACAGCTGGTCGTGCACCTTGTAGTGTTACCACTCCCATAAAAATTAATCATGAAGAACCAACATTGGCAGCTATCGCATGCTGTTAATGCTTGTTACTATTCTTTTATAACTTGATCTTACATTTGATCAGGATAAGGGCTATGGGGGTTCGTAAGTTCCCCAGAGCCTTGTCGACATAAGTCGGCTAAAGTGTATAACCACAATTAAGTAGTTTGTAATCACCCTTCGCCTAAGGTGGTTAATCGATAATAGGAGGTTCCATGTGTTGATCACATGCAAGAAACCGTCTAGATGTAATATTCTAGTCTCCTATTTGTCTTCTCTTATATAGACGTTGTCTAATTCTACTCTGCCAATATATCTTTATACTTAATTGCTATGCAAAACATAGTGTATATCGATTGTTGGGGTGTCAGAGGTCGTATGATATGTATGTCATACTTATAGTTTTAGTTTGGGTCACACAGTGTAAAATTTCCAAAGCGGGTATAGTTACCGCGCTAAGAGGTAGAGGTTGTTAACAACTTTTCTATGGCTTTATTGACCATATCAACCTATCTCGGAATGCCTACAGACTGCACGGATTTACATCGGTTAGAGATAACTGTTGTTCTGTGTGATGAACAGTCGGCTCGTAATGAGGCGTATCCAATGAATCAAAATAAAAAGGTTTCTGGTCCTAAAAACCAGAATATGAAGAAAACTAATTCTTCTAAAACAATTAGTAATCGTGGTCCTAAACCAAGCACTACACGTAAATTAAAATATTCCGCCGGTGTTACCGGCGAATATCTTAAATCTCTCTGTGATCCTTTCGAACACAGTGGTGTTAAGCTCGGTTGGGGTACACTTGTTCCGACTCGTGTTAGCCAATCTTACGTTAGAGGTACTACTACCGCTAATGCTGATGGTACTTGCAGTATTCTTGCATTTCCTGATCAAGTCCTCGCGGGCTGGATCAATAATGGAGGTGCCGCAGTCAATTTCACCGCTGGTGGAATTGCTGTTGCATCGTCGAATGCTGCCGCTGTTAATACGAATTTTACAAGTGGTCGTGTTGTTTCGATCGGTGTGAGATCTTATCCTGTTATCGCCGCTACATCTGTCCCTGGGATAGTGTATGCTGGTGCATTACAAGATTTGACGCAAGCGCAAGCTGCTTTACTCACAACCAATGATTTGATTGCCTTTCCAACCTCTCACATGTCAATCGGTAACTTAGGTGCGTCAAGCACCGGTCGTCCTATTGATTCAACTTCCTTCGAATTTTTCGATCAAGTTGTTAATGCTGGTGGTTTCTTAGGTACTACTACAGTCTCAGTTCCTTTTACAATTCCTTATCAAGCATACTCTGGCCTTCCAGCTAGTTGTGTGATTGCTTATGAAATTGTATTGAACTTTGAAGGTATCTTCAAATTACAACATGGTGCTACTCCTTTAGGTATGGGTGAGGATACTGACCGTACTGGTCTTTTATCTACCCAATGGAACAGTGTTGAACAGTTATGGTCTGCTATCAGTCCATTATTGCCTCCACCTGGTCGTCCATTTGAATGGGCTGCTGTCTTAGACGGTCAGCGCCAATCTCAGAATCTCTCTCGAGGTTCTGTTTCAATGGGTTTCCCTGCTCCTACACGATTACTATTGCGTTAAGCATTAGTATTCTCATATATACTCCGCCCTTAGGTCTTCTGTCCTTTGGGTTACACTTATCCGCTGAGCGGGCATCAAACTTAATTTAGCCTGCAGAATAACCACTGGTCATTCTGTCCTCATTAGACGTACCACACTTTCCTTCTTTGCGTTATTTCCCCGTTAGGACCTTACTGTCGACCATTTTGGCGCAGCCTCCTATACCTGGGTTTTTAGCTATGATTTTATCATATGAAGTTTGGGTTTTAACCCTGTATTGTGTAAGTATTGATCATCTTAATCTAATTAATAGAGAAACGATGTGAGTATTTTGTAAGCTATCTTTCGTTTGTTGCCTCTCTAAGACAACAGATTAGCTTTGTTATTAGTATAAACGTTCCTTTCGATTATATTTTAATGTGTGTAACAAGCACATTTAATATATCGGATCGAATAAGTAATAACAGAGGGGTGGGTTGAGTAATCAATCTTTCCTTGACCAG